CCGGCGGCATAAGATCTCGCCTCCCCGTGTCTGGGTCTGTGACCACTGGTGGCGGTGGCGATGTTACCACTGGTGGTGGTGGTGGTGGTGTTTCCACTGGTGGTGGTACGTCCCCCCAGCCCGGCGGCATAAGATCTCGCCTCCCCGTGTCTGGGTCTGTGACCACTGGTGGTGGCGGTGGCGGGGGTGGCGTTGGTGCCTGTCCCCAATTTGGCGGCATTATAGTTAAATTCCCTGTGCCTGGATCTAATGTTACATTTTGACCTGTAGGAGTGGCAAAGACCTGCTGGCTTGCAGGGGCCGTACTGCTAATTGATGGATAAAACGGAAAAGGATCTCCTACCTGTATATACCCCGCCCCCGGCGGCACACCTGTTTGAGAATATTGCCTATCCCCAGTAGCTGGATTATAAAATTCGTAATATGTAGCCATGATATTTCCTTAACCTTGATATGGAGCTAACGGATTTTCTAAAGGTGTACCCCCGTATGCACTGGGAGTAGTTGTCTGCATGTCAGCAGGAGGAGATGCAGCAACAGGAGTCTGTCCTGCGGTGCCCCTGCTCTTGGCAGACATGTCATTCCAAAAGTCTATGAATCCCCTCTTCGGTGCATTCGGATTTCTTATCTGTTCATTCTCCCAATATCTATATAAATTACGTGCCCCCTGCATCTGGGACTGCCCAAAGGGTCCCCTGCCCGTAATACCTTCATTCGCCAAAACAATGCTGAATTCTACTTCGGGCTGTTGAGTAACTATTGAATGATAAAGGGTCTTTTCTGCATTTTCCCAATCCTTGTATGGTGTGCCCTCTGTCCATGCGAAAGAATCATCGGGATTCTGATATGCAAGAGCAGATGCCTTTGAAAGGGCAGCATAGTTTTGCTTGCGGATCGCTTCATCTGTGGATTTAGGTGCTTCTAAATAAGATCCATAACCCAATGGATCAAATTCCTGTGGAGCGGTATCTATAACCCAGCTGCCAAGTGCGTGTTCTTTCCCTTTCATTGCCGTTGCTACTAAAGCCGGGTTTCTTGTGCCCCTGTCTCCCATTTCACTTCTCACCTTAGATTCAAATATGGCACTATATGGATCAGAGTACTGCCCAAAGAAGACTGCATCAGGGGAATCGACATCAGTAAGATTAGGACTACCAATGTATGAACCTACCGCTACCTCTGCCTCAGTCTGTCCATCGGGAACAGCAGGTACGGCCTCTTCGGCTGGTAGCTGACCTGCCATATCTGCCGTAACAGAAGCAGAAGCCTCAAGGATATCCTCATCATATTCTATTGCTTCTTTGAAGCCGGGATCAAGCGGCATACCTGCTCCAGGGGCAGGTGCTGGTATAGGCGTTGGTGCAGGTACTGGTACAGGTATCTGTGGCGAAAGTTCTTCTGGTTTATCCCACGGAAGCACAGTACCCTCTGCCGGGGTAACCTTTAAGCTTGGCTGCTCTATATCTTGTAGGGCAGCATATCCTGCAAACGGATCTGTTTGCTGGGTAGTTCCTCTGGGTGTAACTGCACGGGGTGCCAAATCAGGAATACCAGTCATTGGATTTATGGGTGGTGCAGGTGTCTGCATCTGCAATGTTACAGGAGGCGGTGGCGGTGCAGAGCCTGGTGCCTCTATTGGAGCAGGAGGTGGGGCAGCTAAATCCTGCTCCACGTTTTTCAGTGCATTACGTATTTCGTCTTCTGACACATCAAAGTTACGTGCATAGTCAGATATTGCATTTCTAAGCCTGTCATCCAGCGGATCAAAGCCGAGTGAAGCTTCGGGGAAGTTCTGCATAAATTCTCTTGCTGCAAGTTTTGCCCTGCTGCCCCGGTCTGTCTGTGCCACTCTCACTTCTGCCTGTGCATTAGCCATAGACTCATCATTTGACATTGCCGCTGCACCTTTTGCAGCATTTGCAGGGTCCATCCCCTGGTCGGTTAAAGAGGAAAATATAGATGGTGGAGGTGATGCGTTACGCTGCTGCCATTCGGCAAAGCCTCCTGCCGCACGGGGGTCACCACCCCCGACACCCATTACATCCATCATAAAATCGGGAGGTCTTCCAGCCATAGTACTTTCGGGCAATTTGCCGAATGACCTTATAAGACTTCTTTCTTGAGCGGTAGTTGCCATAATTTATCCCCTGGGACCTGCCAGTCCTATTCTTCTTAATCTTTCTTCATCCGACTGTGCTCCAGGTCTTGGTTGTCCTGGAGGAACCGCTGGCCCTCCCGGCGGTGTTGGTGCGGGAGGCGGTACCCCCTGCATAGCTGGAGGAGATATATTAGGCGGCGGCATGGGCGGTACCGGGCCTGCTCCCCCGGCAGGCACAGTGCCGGGAACTGGGGAGGGAGACCCCGGTTGCATACCCGGACCGCTCCCCAGAGTATCTGCTATTTGTCTTGCTTTGGCAAACAGCATTGTAGTTAATTCTCCGAAATATATCTGTGCCAGATCTTCTCTTCCCTGTTTCATAGCTGCCTGATACAGTGACCACATACCTGCTTCGGGCAGTGTACGTTCTGCTATCTGTTCCTTTACTGCATCGTCTACCTGGTCTGCGTCCTGTATACCAAGGATATTGTCTCTGATCCACAGGTCCGGCAGCAGTGGAGTCTGACCTTCCCTTGCAATCTGGGCCATACCGTACCGTGACATATCGTCTTCGGGCAGTTGTGCCATTACTTTTATCTCTACGTCACCGCCGTCACGTATTCTGTCGGGGGTAATCTCTTCTGAGAAGTACATCCTGTTATTATCCTGGCCTGAAAGTTCCACTGCCTTAAACGATCCTGTCTGATACTGATCGCACAGGAGGTTGGATATCTGTGTATATGCACGTTCCATAGCCTGTACTCTTGGAACGAGTACTGTTTCAACGCCCTGCCTGAGAGTATTTATAGCGAATCCTGACAGTTGGAACTGTAGTTCGCCGTATACTGTATGAGGGAGGGAGCCTCTCTGCATTTCTCCTGACACGAGTCCCATAAAGGCACCTGATTCCCTTGCCATCTCAAGTAATCCAAGGGGCTGAACGTCTTCTCCCTGACCCAGGGATATCTCCGTACCTTCCTGGTAGGGATCTTCATCCAGGGTTTTAGTACCGTCACGGCTGGTAACCTTAAGTCCCTGTCTTCTGCTTCTGGCTGTAAGTTCAAGCATTGTAGACATCATAAGGTTATGGTTATCGTACAGATCCCTGGTGGATTTAAATACAGATTCACCGAAATCTTCCAGTGTATCTTCAATAGAGGACCATTCCATAGACTGTACGAGCGGTGTTGCCCCTACGGGACCGAGGAATACGGGTACTTTTTCTGCTCCGTGGGGTGTACGTTTCTTTATAAATCTTCCTGGTACGACTATGGTGTTATATTCATTATCATAGTAGTCATAGACATCGATACCGTCTTCATTCTGCCGGTCTTCATTCAGTCTGACACCGTACTGGTTTTCTATTTCAGCCTGTGTCTTTTTAATCTTATAGCAGGCCCATGAGAGTCCGTCGCTGCCCACTCCCCAGTATGTATGCATGGGGTCCCAGGGGGTCACATCTATAATTGTGCTGTTATCTTTCTGCTTGGTAAGGACTGCTCTGCCCGCATACCATCCTCTAACTGCTATATACCATGCAAGCTGATCTTTAAGTGACGGTACGAGTCTGGACGATAGTCTTTCATTGGCTGATTTGAGTGCTCCAATGATGAATTTTTCCTTATCGTTATTAATATCTCTTGTATTCCGTGGGTTACCGTTTGGCGGGATACGGATGATAAGGTCTGCACTGGTCATCCATGCGACAATCTTATCTGCGTAGGTCTGGGGTTCGTTGGATGTATAGCTTTGGTATCCGTCTCCAGCGTCATAGGGAGCCAGTTTGTATAGCTGGTGATCTGCGTCCATCCTGTCCCGCAGACTGTTAGTGGAGTCGTAGTGCGATTCCACCTTATCGATAATATCTTCTGGTTTTAATCTTGGCATAGTTATCCTGCCCACCGTTTCACTTTAATAAAGTCTTTTGAATTCACATATCCGTATCCGTACCTGCTGACGAGTCCGTAGATCACGGCCTTAATGGCGTGGTTATTTTTATCGTCCGGTGTTTCCCCCACTATATTCCCTTCCCTGTCTGTTTTCCACCGGTACGCTCTTGTCTGTCCGTCGAATGGAGATGGTATTGCACCGAATTCTGAGAGTATACCTTTGCAGTTTGGGGAGAAGACTATTTTAGGTTTACTTGTAACGGGGTCGGGTTTAAGGAATCCCTTGAGTCTTTCTGTTCCCTCGTTAATGCGTATCTTTTGAGCGTCGAGGTATATGCCGGTGCGGTCCATCCACAGTTCTGCGGGGGCAGACATGGCCTGATGCTGATATCCTGCGATGTCAATGGTGCCTGAGTGTACATCTTTCCACCAGGGTTTATTGGTTACTATATCTATAATCTGATCTGTAGTGAGTCCCTGTTCGTAGACTTCATCGAACACGCACATCTGTCCGTTTATTTCCTGTGCGGCAACGAGGGCATACGCACCTGCGTATCCGGGGTCCATCCATATATATATAGGTTCTCCCTTCACATATTTCACAGCGTCATCGGCGTGAATATCGGCTCTGAACTCTCCGAAGACAAGTCCTGCGGGCGGGGAGGGTATACCTTCAATTCTTTCCATAAAGAATTCATCTGATGACTGGCTTTTAAGTTTCAGTATTTCGGGGTCATCGGCACCCTGGGGATAGAGGTATGAATTTGAGTGGCTTGGAAGAGAGAAGGATTCTTCATCTTCGGCTCTTGCCTGCCACGATGCGTATAGCTGCGGATACCATCCCAGTGATCCTTCAAAGGTACCGCTCAGGAAGAGCCATCCTCTTTTCGGAGCTACTCTTCCCCTGAGTCTGTAGAATGAATCGAGGTCAAGCTGAGACGCTTCGCATCCCAGTATACCGTTGGGTGCTCTCATAGCGAGGGTACGTGGATCTTTTGCAGACTTGGTTTCTATTCTTGTACCGTCTGCGAGTATAATTCTGCCGGGGTCTACTCTCTTGGTAACTTCGGCGAGTATACCGAGGCTTGCGAAATCCTGAACCAGGTAATCGAACTCGGCTCTTGTGCGTTCATAGTCTGCTGCGACGAGCCAGTACAGTCCCGGTTCTTCGGTTTCAAGGAATCTTGATACGAGGTATTTGCTTGCGACCATGCTTTTACCGGCCTGTTCACCGCCAGCTACGAGCACGAATCTTTTACGGCATGTGAGTATCTTAGACTGGAGGGGTGTCGGCAGGAATTCCAGTTTAGAAAATATATAGTCGGTTACGTTTGATCCGACTGGTCTGTTTTCGGTCAGTGTAGCCATTAGGTCTTATGCTCCCGCATTCAAGACTATTAATTCTGCTCTGACGATCCTTTACGTGCGAGTATTTGCTGTGCTTCTTCCACTGCCTGCTGCGAGGCTGATTTTTCTTCATCGGCAGGGGGCGTGGTTTTCTTAGACTGCTTAACCCATTTTTTCCATTCCGACATAATTTCCTTGGCGGCGTTATCTGCCCCTGTAGATCCAGGCCTGTACTTTTCAGGCCAGTGAGCGTTAAGGAGTGTAATAAGGAGTACGGGATTATCGTTTGGTTTCTGGTCCTTAACCCTGTCTACTGCAATGTCCTGCAAATATTCCCGGAATTCCTCTTTAGCCTTTTCGTATTTTTTGGTAAAGCCGTGAATGTCATTTTTCTGCCACGACCAGACAGTATTCCTTGACACCTCAACAGCCTCCGCTGCCGATCTAACACTTCCTGTAATACAAAATGCCGCAAGGAAGGCATCCTGAGTAGCCTTTGTGACGGCGGCCTGGTTCGGCCTCGTTCTTCTCGGATCTCCTTCAGGCAGTTTGTCACCTTTTCCCATCCTTGCCATTAAAGCCTCCTAGACGAAACTAACATTTTCACTTATAGATACCCTGCGTGTAATATCAAGCCTCCTGGCTATCTGTCCCACACGCTGCCTGCTTACACCAAACCGCTTACCTATCTCATCATAACTCCGGTCAGGCTCCATTAACACGGCTCGTGCAATATCCTTGGAATTCCGTGAGAGTCTGCCTATACCATGGTTATATTTGAGACGATCGTAACGCATAATGAGTATATATGTACCGCAAAATGCGGAAACTGTCAATTATTGTACCGGGTTTTTTCAGGATTTTCCCGTACCAGGAAGATATCGTCTGGCTGCTAATCCCGACAACATAGATAAATAACCGTAATAACCGTAATTCTGTAAGTTCTGGAAAATCGACATAATAAGAAAAGATATATAAGAGTATATTATACATATATATATATATAAGAGGGGAGGGGAGGGGAGAATCGGATGGGCAGAATTACTGACTTTAGGGTTTTAGGACCTAAAGTAAATAATTCCCAAAGAAATAAAGAAAAGAACTTTTACAAAACGTAAAAAATATACCTTTTCAAAACATAAAAAAAAGAGGTAAATGAATATCTTAGCTATAAAAGTACGTTACGAATTACATACAAATTACATGTAATTACAATGTAATCCGTTGTAATCACTATGAATACCCATTAAAACGTAATCAATATATATATAGTATATAGGGCCAGGTTACGAATATAGTAAATATTAACATGCGTTCCTTTATGTACAAATTTCTGGCATGTGTATCCTTATATATATACTAGAACTTCCAAGGGATACCCCCTGCGTACATTACACGTATAGGTGTGACATCTTAAACGTACACAACGCTGCTGTTCTACAAATTTTTACATGTTCCTGTACATTTCCAACACGTAAAAACTTGCAGCGTATATGTATATATTCATGTAGATATTAATGTGGATATTCTGGTGATACTTTTATATATCGAATGTCAGAAGATTATATAAATATCCTCTACCATTTACACTCTGAACATTCTACCGCTACATATAAATCCTACAATCACACATCAAAAATAGCTAAATATTGCTAGTAAAAAGTATTGACATTGATTATTTATATCTGCGATAACTGTTCTCAAATAAATTTTTAAGGGGTGAACCGATGAGCAAAAGTAAAAGTAAGTTAGTGAAGAAGGAACAATTACTACATCCAGATGAATTAAAATTGATAATGGAATTACTGGAAGAAAAGCTAGACATAACACCATCAGAAGGGCTAAGCCCCTCTGCAAGTAGTCCTGAATCTAAGAAGGAGTTAATGGAAAGAACACTAGAAAAAATAGAATCTATAAATGGGTATTGGGCTAGTTTTGACGAATTCCGAACAATTACTATTAGGAAGGAAAAAAAGTATAGAGCCATAGTCAGCGAAGCAAATTCACGTCTTATTCTAAATTAATTGGTCCATCGGAGCGGTTAAGTACCTACAGCTTAACCGCTTAAATGGCTTAATTAATAAAATATATAAAGGTGAACAGATGCCATACATAACAAAATCAGAACAGATCAAGTTAATAGATTCTATCCTGGACCATATCAATACAGGATCAGAAATTGAAGTACCGCAAGGATTCTATACACCACGGGAAATAGAATTAGAATCAGGTGAAATTGTTATCACTGCTAATGGATGGTTGTTAGCATGGGATAAATTCCTAAAATTTCTATCTACTGGTATACCACAGTTTACTGTGTACACCAAGGGTAATGGTAAACTACCCTTCTTTAGTTTCTCAGCTTTACCGGGTGCGAAATTCTGTCCTGGTGCCGGTGAATGTCTGGAATGGTGTTACTCATTCAAATGTTGGCGGTATCCAGATGCGTTTTTTAGACAGATACAGAACACAATATTATTAATGTCTGAATCTGGACGGCAACATTTAACAGATAAATTTAATGCCGTTGTTCCTGATGGTGTAGATTTTAGATTATATGTAGACGGAGACTTCGACAGTCTCGCCACTATGCGTTTCTGGTTCACCTTATTAGAATCAAGGCCTAACGTCCGTGCCTACGGCTATAGTAAATCATGGGAAATATTCACAGCATACGAAAAACAGTACACATTCCCTGCTAATTACGAATTGAATAGATCATCAGGCTCCAAATTTGCCAACACTACAGGCGGAGCCAGTATACCTACATCTAAGCTAGCACAGCAGATAGCAAAGTTACCTGTATTCCGTGGTGATTTCATAGCAGTACCATCAAATACTAAAATGCCTGACGTGCTAACACATCGACCAGAGTTTAACGCATGGGCTAAACAACTCCGAGAACGTGCCAAGCTGTATGGTATCAAAAGATCTTTCGTATGCCCCGGTAAATGTGGCAATTGCACACCCAAAGGCCATGCATGCGGTTCAAAACGATTTAAGAATGTTCCTGTAATTATCGGCATACATTAAACAACTAATTCCAGAAATAAATTTATATATAGGAAAGTGAGTGTATAAAATGGACCAACCTACAGGCGTAGACATAGCTATAAACTTAGTAAGGAATTTAATTCACCAGAAGATGAATGATCCCAATCATCGATTCTTATCAATTGGTGAGACATGTGACTGCACAAAAGATTTGCAGTTTATCCAAGATACATTAGTGGAGACACAGAAATTAATAAAAGAATTTGACAACGTAGACCATACAGGCAACAACACACCAACGCCTGAGCAAATCAATACAGGCATGGCAGCAGTACGCAAGGCTAAGGAACTCCGGGATATTATAGATAATAATGACGATCAATACCTATACATGGAAGCTGATCCCATTTGGGATCAGGAATACCACCCTGATTTTTGTGATGAAGCATGTGACGGCTATCCATGCGGAGAATAGCTAGTCAAATACCGTCCTGAGTACGACTCTAAACTGCTCACAAATAACTGGGTAGCGGCCTACGCTAGAGGTGAATTGAGATGACTAAGCAAGTATTGATACCAGTTTGTGACGATCATATGACTAGCCTACATACTAGGCTACAGTCCAGAGTAGTATTCTACCTGATAGATAACACTCCAAGCCTGGGATACTACACTAGATGTGGCGGTCTAGGTCCAGATGGGCGTGATTGTAAAAACCGTGCAAGCCATAAAGCAGAGGTGGAATGATGTTAGATATACTATTGGATCTCGACCACGAAATAATAACCGATAGCTCCGCATCTGAACTCGATGCAGTAGCAGAAATGGAGAATAACATATGCATCAAGACTAGAATTTGATACCTGCCACACCTCACAAGCCCAGTGTTTCTGAGGTGTATCGGTCGATCAAATTAGATACTATAGAAAGAGGTGGAATGATGGCAGCATACTACGAGTTGACGCTAACGTCTGAGTCGAAAGAGGATTTAGAAAAGATTAGGTATTGGATTGTAAGGCAACCCGCTTCAATAGAAATAGAAAGCCTCGTAGAGCGTTGTGAACATGGTGAGGAAACAGACGATTGTGACGATTGTCCACCGCCAAAATGTAATGTCTGCAACTATGAAATCGCTTACCGGCCTGAAGATTATCCACCTGACTGCGGTGTGACTGATGGTATCCAGTGCAATCAATGTCTACAGTGTTTGCTGTTCTGCGACTGCAAAAAAGAAGATGTGAAGTGTAAGGAGTAGTAGAATGAATATAGAAAGTGAGGTCAATAATGTGGATTCACGTACCAAAATCCTTAGTATCTGCAGCGGATACGGAGGAATTGAACTTGGACTCGACATCGCACTGGGAGAAGCTCATACAGTCTGCTACGTGGAGAACGAAATCTCTGTCGCTTCCATCCTTGCGTCGCATATGGAAGACGGAACCCTCGATCCGGCACCTGTCTGGTCTGACCTTAGAACCTTTGACGCTAAACCGTGGCGTGGGAAAGTGGATATCCTCTCTGGAGGCTTCCCATGTCAGCCACATTCAGTCGCCGGTAGAAAGAAAGGGAAAGACGATAGCCGTGAGCTCAGCGGAGAAGTCTATCGAATCGCAGAAGAACTCGGATACCCAACTCTCTTTCTGGAAAACGTCCCAGGAATCATGCGGTTCTACTACGACAACATCAGACCAAGCCTACAAGAAATGGGCTACACCGTTAAGGAAGGACTCTTTACGGCGAATGAAACAGGGGCTCCGCACCGTAGACAACGGCTATTTATTCTGGCGTACACCCCAAGCTCAGGAATCGGGGATATCGCCAGAAAGGCTAGAAGGAAACTTGGGATCGAGGATGTACGACAAGGAGACAGGCAGACATGCACAGTACGGACTCAAACAACAGGTGGGGAACTGGCCGACTCCAAACACGATGGACTCACTGCCTCCAAGGTCAGAGAAGGCCAATCAGGAACGATTCACGACAGGTGCGAGGAAGGGACGGACAACACCCGACAACCTACGGGAGTACATCCACCCCGAAATGCACCCGAAGAACTGGCCGACTCCGAATGCATCGGAACACAAGGCGAGGCTACAGGGCAACAGCCAACAGAGCAATGGATTGACCACCACTGCGAGGAAGTTTTCTACCCACTCTATCCACCCGGACCAACCGATCACGAAGGATGGTCATACCTGCTCGACATCATGCCGGAGGCTCAACCCGCATTTTGTAACGTACTTGATGGGACTCCCAAAGGGGTGGCTAGAAGACTCCAAGCCGCAGGAAATGGAGTCATTCCACTCCTGGCGGCGTACAGTTTCCTCTATCTTACGAGAGATGCTTGAGCGGGATTCTCATGACTAACATATATACACCTGCATACCCAGATGAAACGTGGTGTGACCACTGTAACTACCGGATCAACGGCGATGCTGTATGGATAGAAGATAAAGATCCAAGGTTTGTAACAGTCGTGTGCCTGGAGTGTGCAGATATCGACACGCCACGTATACATCTAAACTCTACAATGAAAGGGGGTGAACAGAATGAGTTCAGTTGAACAAGAAGAGGCTCGTGAGTCTATAGCAGAATCACTGGCTGAAGAATTAGGACGAGAGCCTTCGGACCGAGAACTTGATGAGGCTTGCGAAGAAATGGCTAACCTTGAAGTAAACTCGGATGTACCGTGGTAAACGAGGTTCGACAAAACCTCACAGATGTTATAAACTAGTATAGCGAGGTTTGTAGAAACCGCAGAAAGGGGTGAAGATGACACTAACCGTAGCCGAAATAAACAACATGGTATGTCCATGGTGTCTTGAATCAGGGAGAGATACGCTGCTGAAGGCTAGATATCCCAGAAAGAACTGGCTTGTAGGCAGGTGTGATTTCCACCAGTATGACTGGTCGGAACTAAAGCTCACCAGGATTCTTAATCTGACACCATCGTTGTGAAACGAAGTGAGTGGGGTAGAGAGGTGAAGTATAGAGGTACGTTTACTGTACTCTACCACAAGGGTGATGAAACCTGTGGAAAAACTACCCCACTTCTGAAAATGATAACACAAAATAACTAGTAGTCTCAAGTGTCCTGGACATGACTCTAAACTGTCCACTGCAACAGTAGAGGCGTGGCATGTGACGATGACCACTAGATGTTGAAACTCTTGAGCAGTAACAGTCCTGAGCAACAGACGTTAAAAGGCTCACAAAAAATAAAAAGAGAGGGAAGAAGAATGCAAAAGCAATGTGAAAGAATCGATCCTGAGAATGAGCACGAGAGATGTCACCGTACAGGTAGGTACGTCATGTTCTTAACGCTTTACGGTGAAGATGAGAAGCGTCAGGTTACCCTATGCGGTACTCATGACCGTGCCGAGGGTCGAGCGACCCTTATGCAGCAAGGTTGGGATCTGGAAGATGCAATCGCATGGGAACGTAAACCTGATCTGAGTCCAAAGGGGGTGGCATAAATGGAAGTAAAAAAAACGGCAGAAGGTTTTACTTCAGGTACTACAAAATACTACAGGCTAGAGGTGGCGGCTAGTTTAACCGAACCGCCACTCCACCCCCAGTCACTACAAAGGCTTTATCGTCAGAGCGGTACGACTGAAGAGGAACGGAAGGGTCTCAAGCTAGGTCGATCAGTGTACTTTAACGCAAAACATTTAGCAGATCTTGGATATTCAATAGAAGGAGAAACAGCACATGCCTAAAACAATCGAAGGATGGGTTGATGAATTTAGTCAGACACAGGATTGGGTAGCAAACTTTTCTGTTCGGCATACTGGCGGCACAATGTGGCTTGGAGTGAAAACGCAAGGACCGAACCAGGCGTTTGCAGAAAAAATCAGACAGGAAGTTCGCCAACTCAAAGAAGAGGAGCGATCCCTCTGGCGAATTGAATACGATGAAACGGAGAAGGAGAAGAACGGCAAGGTATACACAAACCGTACCGTAGCATCTGCAAAGATAGTTACCAATACGTCCACACCTGCACCTGCACCTGCACAGCAAGCCACTAGTAAGGATGACAGCATCGCACGGGCTGTGGCTTACAAAGGTGCAATCGATCTGGTAGCTAAGAGTGGTCCGATTGCCGAATACATAAAACGTACTGTGGCTTACAAAGGTGCAATTAAGGATGACAGCATCGCACGGGACAGTCGTGGCAGTGTCTGGGAATCCATTCTTCTAACTGCTAACTGCACATCCGCACTAATGAATGCTGGTGAGCTTATGTTACAGCATGAATATTCCCCAGAGAAAATGATGTTGATTATACAGAAGTATTCCCAGGGATCTGGTGATGATGCACAACTTGAAGTTGTTGACGCAGGGCAGGATACTCTCTTTGACACCGACAATCCAATATAGGGGGCAGTAATGACTTGCGAATTAGATTTCCCACATACCCCTCTCTGGTGTCAGCCCTGTTGGGATAGCGAACAACGTGGCAAACAGGTAACTGCATTGAACTCATTGACCAAGCAGATCCAGCAGCTGGGCGAGATGGTTCTGGACATGGATGGCGTGTCTGCACCGCCTCGCCCTGCACCTGCACCCCGACCTGCACCACCGTCACCGCCAAAGCCTACTGCGATGACCCCCAAACAGGATGACTATCAATGGAAAACTTAAACTCTAATGTTTTCCAGAAAGTAGGGAGTGGCTACAACTGGGTCTACCACACAGCAGGGCATATCATTGAAGCCCGTGTCAGCAGGATAAGAGAATCCTCCAACAGATTAACATCTGAGATAGCGATACTGGTAGACAACAGACCCATAGCACGTAGCAATCCTGTGCTTACGTCAGTCTCTGGACTTGATGCCTTCTGGCGTAAGCTTGCAAGGCGTATCCCACCTGACAAATATGACATCGACTGGGAAGCTTACGTTGAGAACTTGGCTGGTAGGGTTATAGATTCTCATCGGGAGGGAGAGCCGGAGATAAAAATTGGAGACATTTCCATACCTGATAATGTTTACTGGAGAATCGAACCTCTGCTACTGGCAGATCAGGCTAATGTCATCTTCGGTCCAGGGGGATCTGGTAAAAGTTTTATAGCACTGTGGCTGTCGGTGCTGATGGACTCAGAGTACATCGACACTGCACATGAAATCACTGTCACCCCAGGGAGAGTCTTATATTTAGACTGGGAGACAGACAGTGTGGAGATTGCGTCCCGTGTCCGGGCACTACAAGTGGGCATGGGACTTGAAAACTACCAGTCACAAATACTTTACCGCAGATGTACACTCAGCCTTGCCAATGAAGCAGACCGCATCAAGGATATCGTTGACTCAAATGATGTGAAGATGATAGTCGTGGACTCCCTTGGTCTGGCTACAGGTGGGGGTCTGGACGAAGCTAATGCCGTACTCGATTACTTCGCTGCACTACGGTGGATCGGGGGAACATCACTCACCATTACACATACCAATAAGGAAGGTCATATCTTCGGCTCAGTGTATACGCTTAACTGCGGCAGATCGATCTGGGAAGTTCAGAGGAGTGAACTCAACAGTGATGAAGAGTCTATAGATATTGGTATGTTCCATAAGAAAGTTAACGTGGTTTCCAAGCAAGATCCAAGGGGATTTGAAATTAACTTTGCAGATAACATGGTTACTATCACCGCCAAGGACGCTATGGATATTGATATCGTCACTGAAAAACAGTCAGTGCCACAGCTTGTATACCAGATTGTTCAGCGTGAAGGACCACTAAGCAGGGGAGAGTTGCTGAATCGCATAGCAGACTTCAAGGAAGAACCACCTGACAAGCTCAAGGGAGCGGTGCGTACAGCTATCTCAAGGGCTATCACCAAGGGATCGATAGTAGAGATCGATGACAAGCTTGTGATCCAGACAAAGTTTTCTGATCAACAGGAAGGTGACCAATGGAAAGTCTAAGTACACTTGAGAAGATAGAGATAAGTAAACTGCTGCTCAAGGTGAAAGATGCAGG